ACGTTCAGCGGCTTGGAGGCCACCTTGTCGAGCAACGCGCCACGGAACTGCTCGATCGAGGCTCCGTCACGAATCGCCGACTCGCCGAACTCGCGATGGTTGTGACGCGAGGCCAGATCCATAATCGCCGAAACGCGGGCGCGTTCGGCCTTTGCTGCATCCTCACGGACGCTGTTGATTTCGTCAGACATTTTTGTCTCCTTGACAATGATTTTAGGTTCGGCAACCGGCGCAGTGTTGATCGCACGACCAACGCCGACACTGGTATCTGCCGGAATAGATACGATACTGATTTCGAGCGGCATCCAACTGACTGCGCGGAAAACCTCCCGGTCTCCTTGCTTTCCGTCCGATACCATCTCGCTGATAACGTAACCGACAGATACGTTTGACCGTATGCCATCCTTTACGTCCTGCCAGATTTCCTCGGCTCGCGCACTTTTCCCAAAGCGCACGACAGCCCGCGCCACGCGGTCTGTTCCAAGGCTGATCTGCTCCACGACGCCGACTTGATCGGCCATCTCGTGATCCACAAGCAGCGGCGCACGGCCACTGCCAATAAACTCCATGTCGATTGAGCCGGGCGAGTGGTCGAGGATTTCCATTCCCCAGCCACGGTCGACCGCCATCTCGCTCGAGAAGGCCAACGTCGCACGACGCTGATCTTCCATGATGGACGCACGCTCAAAGATCGCCGAGCGGAATACACGCTCGGTCGGCCCCTTGCGCTTGGCAGGGCCAGCGTAGTCCTCTTCATACGGCTCGTTGCCGTACATATCCTTGGGACGCTCGCCCTCGGCGAAGATTTCCTCGCCATCTTCGGCGGCTTCTTCCAGCGCCTCGATAGCCTCGTCCGCTTCCTCGCTTTCGTCCATGTCGTACTCCGACTTGGCGAATGTCACGGTAACGGTTGCCTCGTCCTCGACGACAGCGACGACGTGCCTTGTTTCTACCTTGTCCATATTTCGTCCCTCATCTTCGCGATCCAGTTCCGCGCTTTTTCGATTAGCCCAACTCTGGCCGGGGTCTCCGCCCCAGAGTGCCCACGCGATACGCCCTGCGGACGGGTAGCCCTCTTCGCCCGGACGGAAGCCCTCGGCTTCTTTGTCGATTTCGTGTCTTGCAAAGTAACTCACCATCCTTCGGATCGTTTCGGGCGAAAGATTCGCTCGATTCTTGATGTCCCGAGCACGAGCCACGCCGACCTCTGTGCCGCCGCGTCCGAACTCTTCGCGCCACTCTAATCCGCGAGCGGCTTCTGCTGCCATTGCCTCTGTGGGCTTTGTGTCGACAGCCATTACTCAAGCCTCAAGAACGATTCCGCCGTCGTCGTCAATGTTAAGGCTACCACACGAACCGTGCCGTCGCTGCCTTTGACCTTGATCGTGAGCGTGGAATTGTCCGTCAACTCAAACACCATGTCGCCGTTGCTGCTCGGCGTGGCCGACGCTGCGGGTTGAATGGTCACCGCCGTGGCATTTTGCGTCGACATTGTGCCGAGGCCACTGACTGCGGTATTTGCAATCGAGATGGCCGTGTTCGATGCGGCAGTCAGCCTACCCTGCGCGTCTACGGTGAATGTGCCAACTTGGGACGCCGAACCGTAGGATGCTGCCGTCACTGCCGTATTGGCGAGCGAGATGGTGCGATTCGCAGACAGATCGCCGCCGCCGCTCAATCCCGTGCCAGCCGAGATGGTCGTGGCGGAGGCCGCAGCACCGAGAGCGGTCAAAGCCGCGCCCGCTGTGGTCGATCCTGTGCCGCCGTTCGCAACGGCCAGCGTGCCGGCCAGCGTAATGGTTCCGCTGCTTGTGATCGGGCCACCGGATGTGGTCAGCCCAGTCGTGCCGCCCGAGACATCAATGCTCGTGACCGTGCCCACGCCACCAGCCGAAATCCACTCAACATCCGTGCCGCCGATGTTGACGGCAAGCACTTTTCCGGCGTTGCTGGTGTAAGTCGGCAACAGGTTCGTGCGTGCGCCCGAGGCCGACGATGCACCTGTGCCGCCATCGGCCACGGCCAGATCGGTAATGCCGGTAACGCTACCGCCGGAGATGCTGACGCTGTTGGCATTCTGTGTAGACATGGTGCCCAGACCAGAAACCGCCGTGTTAGCAATCGAGATCGACGTATTGCTCGCAGCGGTGAGTCTGCCCTGCGCGTCTACCGTGAAGGTTGCAACCTGTGATGCAGAGCCATACGAGGCCGCTGTGACGGCAGTATTTGCGAGGCTGATGGTTCTATTGGCCGATAGGTCTCCGCCGCCAGAAAGCCCTGTCCCTGCGCTTACGGTGCGCCCTGTGGGTACGCCGCCGAGGTTAGAGAGCGCGGTCGATGCGTCCGAGGCTCCGGTGCCACCGTCTGCGATGGCAAGGTCGGTAATCCCCGAGACCGAGCCGCCGCTGATCGTGACGTTATTGGCATTCTGCGTGGACATCGTACCGAGGCCGCTCACCGCCGTGTTAGCGATAGCGATACTCGTATTCGATGCCGCCGTGAGTCGGCCCTGTGCGTCCACTGTAAAGGTCGGCACAGCGGATGCGCTCCCATACGACCCTGCGCTGACGGCTGTGTTGGCGAGACTGATCGTGCCCGTCGATGTGATCGGGCCGCCCGTCAATCCGGTGCCGGTTGCTACGCTTGTGACCGTGCCGTTCTCCGGCGCGGAAATGGTGATTGACCCTGCGCCGTTGGTAATCGAGATGCCGGTGCCCGCCGTGAGGTTGGCATTCTTCCAGAGGCTCGTGGCGGCATCGTAAATAATCAACTGCCCATTGGCGGGCGAGTTGATCTGCACATCGTGAATTTCGTCCAGTTCGTAGCCGTTTTGCACGCGGACATAAATCTGCCCGTTTCCGTTGTTGGCTCGCTCGACCACGCCAACATAAACCATGTGGTTTGGTGCTTTCGGCTTTGTCGACGTAAGCGTTCCAGCAGTCGCGCCGAGGTACAGCGTGTCGCCTTCGTTATATGCGCTCGTATCGATCTTATCGAGCACGCCTTGGCAGATGATTAGACCGTTTGCGTTGGATGCGATGCTTTCCGCTGCGAGTCCAAATGTTTTGGCAGAGGTCGCGTCCGTAGTGTTGTAGGCCAGTTTGACCGATGCCTTGTTGCCCGTCGCTTGGTACAGATAGACCGGCTTACCCTTGGCAATCGTTGAGCCTTCTGCGTTGTGAACATAGGCATATAGCGTCTGACCAAGTTCGGCCTGTACGTTGCCGCCGACCATGCCGATTTGCACTGTGCCGGTGTCGGGATTCCACGCCAGTCGTCGCTCGGCATCCGTGGCACCAGCCGCTGCGAAGTCAATATACGTCGGCGTAGCAACGCCGCCAGTGAGTCCCGACAGCGAGGTGATGTCGCTGTTCGCGCCTTTCTTTGCGCCATCGGGCCAGCCGGTGCGGACAACAACCTCGTTGTTTGATTCTTCAATGACGACCGATTGCAAAGTTTCGTCAACGATGATGCGCTCGGTCATCGCGTCACCTCTGCGTCTACAGTGAAGCAACCCTGCACGAGCCGATACACCGTGCTGCCCGAGACTAACTCTAGGTCATAGACATAGTGACCGGCGACGACCGCTGCCGTATCCGCTGCCGTTACGGTTAGCGTGATAGTGCCAGCCGTGCCGCCGAGAGCAATGCGCGAGTTCTCCGTGGTCAGCGACAGTAGTGTCGAGGATGACTCGACCGTTTCGCGCACTTGCATACGCGCCGTGTAGCCGGTCAAGTTCACCGCGCTCGATGAATCGTCGAGCCATGTCAACTGACGGCTGAAGGTTGCGCCTTGATCGCAAACGATGTCGTACTTGGCGGCCATAGTTATGCCTCCACCGCAACAGCCGGTCTGACTGGAGTCTGAACGAACTCCATCGGCTCAATCGGATCAACCATCTTGCGTGCATCTTCAGCACTGATCGGGAACGACTGGATGAGAATCTGAACCGCCGAGTCCTTCGGCAAAATGTTCTCCCTCACCTTCGCAAGCACGTCGATCATTGCAGTGATCTGCACGCCCGTGAATGCTTGCTCCGCATCGCTCGCCACAGAGATCGCGCTATCCGGTGCGATCGTGCCGCTCAACTCGGTTTCGGCTTGCTGCTCTAGCAGTACGTCCTCAAGATCAAGCCCGCGTTCTGCAAGGGCTTGTGTCTTCGTCATCAGCCCGTTGTTGATAGCGAGAATCTGCGCTTCCGCCTCATTGCGCGGATCAACCCACTGCCAGCCACGCGGCACCCACTGGGTCGCGCTGAACTT